TGCGCCTAGAGCGCTTGAACGCCGGCGCGCCGCTCCTGAACAGCCACAACAGCTACAACCTCAACCAGGTCATCGGCTCGGTCGTGCCGGGCACGGCCAAGATCGACGGCAAGCGCGGGCTCGCCACGATGCTGCTCTCGCGCGCCGCCGGCGACGCCGACATCGTCCAGAAGATCCGCGACGGCGTCATCCGGAACATGTCGGCCGGCTACATCCGCCACAAGATCGAGAAGACGGACGGCGACGACGGCGACGTCGCGACCTGGCGGGTGATCGACTGGGAGCCGTGCGAGATCTCGGCGGTCGCGATCCCGGCCGACCCGGGCTCGCAGACCCGCTCGCAACCGCAGGAGGCCGTGTTCCCCTGCGTGGTGACCATGCCGGCGCGCCGCGCGCTCGCCGAGAGCACCCGCACGCGCCTGCGGATGCAGGCTCGCCGCCTCGGCCTGTCGGCCTGAAGCGACCCCCTTTCTGCCCTGCCGCCTGTGCCTGCCCCGGGGCCACAGGATCACGGTCGCTCGCCCCGGAAAGCCCCGCAACGGAGCACTCTCCATGAAGACCCTCTTCCGGGCGGCGCCCTTCGCGCTCTCCGCTCTCCTCGTCCTGGCCGCGGCCGCCGTGATGGTCGGCGTCCCGGACTTCGCGCACGCCGCCGTCCACGCCCAGGCGTTCGGCACCCACGCCTTCCACGCGCTGCCCGATCTGTCGATCGCCAGCCTCGGCCTGGCCGGCCTGCGTGCACAGCTATCCGACCTGGAGACCCGCGCGAACGCTAAGCTCGACGAGGTCAAGGACGGCCTCGAAGTCGACGCCCTGCGCAAGATCGAGGGCGAGTACGACGCGCTGCTCAAGGAGGTCGAGACCGTCCGCGGCAAGATCACCGAGGCCGAGAAGGCGCAGACCGCGCCCCCGTCCGAGGGTAGCGCGCTCCTGCGCGCCGCCGCCCTCAAGGCCGACCGCGAGCGCTCCGCCGCCATCCGCGACCTCGGCCGCCGCGCCGGGATGAAGCAGGAGGACGTCGACGTCGCCTGCGACGGCGACACCAGCGTCGAGGCCTTCCGCGTGCGCGCCTTCGACTTCATGCACGAGAAGGCCGCGGCCGTGCAGACCGGGGCCGGCGCTCGCGCCCAGATCACCGGCGCCACCGACGAGGAGAAGCGCGGCCAGGGTATCGAGAACGCCCTGCTGCACCGGTTCGACCCGGGCAAGAACGAGCTCTCCGAGCACGGCCGCCAGTACCGCGGTATGACGCTGCTGGAGATGGGCGGGGACATGCTCGAGGCCCACGGCGTGCGCACGCGCGGCATGTCCAAGCACGAGCGCGCCTCCGCGATGCTGGAGCACCGCGTCGCCCAGGTCGGCGAGTTCTCGGTGCGCTCGGGAGGCATGCACACCACCGCCGACTTCCCCAACGTGCTGGCCAACGTCGCCAACAAGACCCTGCGCGCCGGCTACCAGGCCGCCCCGCAGACCTTCCGCCCGCTGGTCCGCGTCGTCACGCTGCCGGACTTCAAGCTCGTCTCCCGCGTCCAGCTCGGCGAGGCGCCCAAGCTGGAGAAGGTCAATGAGCACGGCGAGTTCAAGCGCGGCACGATGGGTGACGCGGCCGAGAAATACGCGCTCTCGACCTACGGCAAGGTGATCGCCATCACGCGCCAGGTCCTGATCAACGACGATCTCGACGCGTTCACCCGGATCCCGCGCTCCTTCGGCGTCGCCGCGGCGAACCTGGAGAGCGACCTGGTCTGGGCTCAGATCACCGCCAATCCGAACATGGGCGACGGCAACGCGCTGTTCTCGGCCGCGCACGGCAACCTCGCGGTCGCCGGCGTGATCAGCACCACGACCGTGGGCGCGATGCGCCAGGCGATGCGCGTGCAGACTGGCCTTGACGGCAAGACCCTGCTCAACATCACGCCGACCTACATCATCGTCCCGACCGCCCTGGAGACCGTGACCGAGCAGTTCCTCGGGCAGATCTTCCCGACCAAGTCCGGCGACGTGGTCACCACGTCGATGAAGAAGCTGGTGCCGATCTCCGAGCCGCGCCTCGACGCCGTCTCGGCGTCGAACTGGTACCTCTCGGGCGATCCCGGCCAGATCGACGTAGTCGAGCTCGCCTACCTCGAGGGCCAGCAGGGCCTGTTCACCGAGACCCGCATGGGCTTCGACGTGGACGGCATGGAGGTGAAGGTCCGCCAGGACGTGGCCGCCAAGGTCATCGACTGGCGCGGCCTGCAGAAGAACCCGCAGTAAGCCACCCCGCCTCCTGAGAACGAGCGAATTGGGCCGCCTCCGGGCGGCCTTTCGCTTTTCCGGACCTCCTGCCTGAGGGCGCTCCCGCCATGAAGACCTACGTCCAGCCCGGTCATGTCCTGACCGTCACCGCCCCGGCCGACACCAAGTCCGGCGACTTTGTCGTGGTCGGCTCCATCTTCGGTACCGCCACCTCCAACGCCCTCATGGGCACCGACCTGGAGCTCGCGATCGGCGGCGTCTACGACGCGCAGCCGAAGGTCGCCGCTCAGGCGTGGGCCCAGGGCGCTCCAATCTACTGGGACAGCGCGGCCAAGAACTTCACCACGACCGTCGCCGCCAACCTGAAGGTCGGCGTCGCCGCGCTCCCGGCCGCGAACCCGTCCAGCACGGGCCGCGTCCGCTTCAACGGCTCGTTCTGATCCGATGCCCTCGCTGTTTTCGGCGCTCGGCCAGATCGCCGGCGCGACGGTCGACGCCGTCTTCAGCGAGGGCTTCGCGCTGCAGCCGATGGCGCCGCCGGCGGCCGCCTCGGGCCAGCGCCCGAACGTAAACCTCCGTATGGCGGCCAGCACGGCCCGGCCGCAGATCCCGTTCGACGGCACGTACGTCGAGCCGGGCGAGCTGATGAACGCGCACGGCCGCACCAAGGCCGACAGCACGACCCACTGGATCGCCGGCGCGAAGGCCATGGTCGACGTCGCGGTCACGGCGCTGCCGCAGCGCCCGATGGAGCGCGACCGGATCATCCGGCTCGACACTGGCGCGGTGTTCGAGGTCGCGAAGGTCCTGCCCGGCGATTACGGGCGCCTGCGCATCTTCCTCGTCGACGCCCTGCAGCGGCCGGAGGATCCCCGGTGAGCCTGATCCGCGCCGCCTGCCGCCTGCAGGCGATCGAGGCGCTGAACAGCGACCCCGTGATCGACGGCATGGTCCGGGGGCGCGTCTACGACAGCCGCATTTCGGCCTTCGACCACAGGGACCCCGTCCCGACGATCCTGGTCACGACCGAGGAAACGAAGGGCGAGGCGTGGTCGCACCAGAACGGCGGCGCCCCGTTCGGGCTCGTCTGCGACCTGGTGCTCGAGATCGCGATGAACTCGGTCGCGACGATGCAGATCAACGGCATGGCCGATCCGGTCGAGGCCATCGGTTACGCCGCCACCGACGCCGAGCTGGAGGCCGACCTCGATCTCCTCGAGGAGCGTGCGGTCGAGATCCTGACCCGGGGCGAGACGGCTGCCGCGCAGCTGTTGCGCAGCGCCGTGGTCAAGCGGGTGCCCCATGTCGCCTCGTCCCGCTTCGCCACGGATCAAACCGGCGAGAAGTTCGCCGTCCATCTGGTGACGCTGCGCATCGAGCTATTCACGCCCGAGGACGAAAATCCGTTCGCGGTGCCGTCTGGCCCGTACGCCCTGTTGCCAGAGCCGCTGCGCACGATCGCGGCGGCCAGCGATCCGGACGGGCTGCCGCGCTCGATCTGCGACCGCCTGATCGCGCGGCTCGCGCCGCTCCCGGCGCCGTCCGAGCCCGCGCCCTTCTCCGGCGCCGACATGATCCTGGCCCCGCAGGTCCTCGACGCGGACGACGCGCCGGACCGCGCCGCCGACATCGCCGCCGGTCGCACCATCGCGATCGCCGCCAACACCCCGCAATGAGGCCCCCGATGCGCAAGCACGTCGCCCCCGTCCTGGCCCAGGCCTCGATCCCCGACCCCGAACGCGGCGGCTTCCTGCCGCCCGAGGGGCGCGAGGTCGCCTGGACCCCGTACTGGGCCGGCATGGCTGCGCGCGAGGAGATCACGGTGACCGAGGTGCCGGACGAGCCGGCCGCCGGCTCCGAGTCCACCCCGCCCGCCGCGGGCGAGCCCGGCGCCGACGCGCACGAGGCGCACCCGGACGCCTGACCCCTGAGGCCGCCCGCGGCCCCGACCCCTCACCCATCCCGCCTCAAGGCCGTCCCTCCGGGCGGCCTTTTTCTTTGGAGCGAGCCCGGACATGGCCGTCGCCTTCAACAACATGCCCGGCGATATCCGGGTGCCGCTGTTCTACGCCGAGGTGAATGCCGGCGTGCCGCCCTATTCGGGCCTGTCGCGCCAGATCCTGATGGGCCGGGCGCTGGCGAGCTCGCCGTTGGCTGCGCTCAAGCCGCAGAACATCGGCTCGGCCGACCCGAACTACCTGGCCGGCAAGGGCTCGATGCTCGCCGACATGATCGCCTGGGCGCGCGCCGGCAACCCGACCGGCGAGCTCTGGGTGATCAACGTCGGCGATCCGGTGGGCGGCGTCGCCGCGACCGGTTCGCTGGCCATCACCGGAACCGCCACGCAGTCGGGCACTCTCGTGCGCTACGTCGCCGGCGAGCGCTATTCGGTCCCGGTCGCGCTGAACGACACCGCCGCGGTGGTCGCCGCCAACCTCGCGGCCAAGATCAACGCCGGCTACACCCGGTTCAACCGCCGGATGGGCGCCCCCGTGGTCGCCACCGCGGCCACCGGCACCGTGACGCTGACGGCCAACCACACCGGCACCGAGTACAACGGCGTCCGCATCGAGACCGGCCTCGACGGCGACGAGCTGGAGATCCCCGGCCTGACCGTGGCGATCACTGCCATGTCCGGCGGCACCGGCGAGGTCGACATGGCGGCGGCGCTTGCAGCCTTCGCAGCCACCCAGTTCGACTGGATCTGCGGGCCGTACGCCTCGATCGCCCAGCTCAACGCGGCGCGCGACTTCCTCGCCGACTCCGGCGCGGGCCGCTGGGCCCCGACGGTGGGCCTCGACGGGCACTACATCACGGCGGCCAACGGCAACCTGTCGACCCTGACCACGCTGGGCGGGGCCCGCAACGACCGCCACACCTCGATCATCGGGTGCCTGAACTACCCGCACCCGCTGTGGTCGATCGTGGCCGGCGTCGGCGGCCTGACCGCGTTCTCGAAGAACCTCGGGCGCGCCCTCACCGAGGCGGTGGAGATCGCCCGGCCGCTGCAGACGATCGTCGTGACCGGCCTGCGCCCGCCCAAGGCCTTGTCCGACCGCTGGGCGCTCGCCGACCGCGACAGCCTGTACCACAACGGCATGTCGGCCCTGTCGATCAACGCCGACGGCACGGTGGCGATCGAGCGGATCCTGACGACCTACCAGTTCAACGCCTACGGCTCGGCCGACATCACCTTCCTCGGCGTGGAGACGATGGCGATCGCCGCCTACGTCAAGCGCTACCTCCGCCTGATCGTCACCTCGACCTACCCGCGGTGCGTACTCAAGGACATCAACCCGAACGGGACGCAGGGCGTGGTCACGCCGAGCCAGATCCGCTCGACGCTGATCCACGCCTACACGCAGCTCTGCAACGTGGCGTGCCTCGTCGAGAAGGTCGAGCTGTTCGCCAAGTACCTGATCGTCGAGCGGTCGAGCGACCCGAACCGGGTCAATGCCTACCTGCCGACCGACGTCTCGAACCAGTTCACCGTGTTCGCGGCCAACATCACGATCTTCCCAGAGCTGACCGACGGCAACGCCGCGCTCCAGTAGCCCGCGGGACGCCCGCGGACGCGCCCTGAGGCCGTCCGCGGGCCCGGCGGCACTCATCCCCATCCCAGCCACAGCGCCGCGCCCGTGAGCGCGCTCCGGAGACCACAGCCATGTCCGGCAACAAGGGCGGGCGGTTCACGCTCGACATCAACGGCCAGACCTTCAGCGGGCGCGCCAAGGCGACGATCAACCCCGCCGGCGCCACGCGCGAGAACGTGGCCAACCAGGACGGCACCAAGTCGTCGATGGTGAAGCCGAAGCTGCCGTCGCTGGAGCTGACCTTCGACCGCGGCGTCGGCCTGGTCTGGGACGAGGACATGATGCTCCTCGATCTCAACGTCACCTTCGTCGAGACCGACGCGAAGCGCACGCACCTATTCACCGACGCCTCGTGGTCCGGCGATCCGTCGATCGACACCGAGTCCGGCGAGGTCTCCGGCCTGAAGATCGAGTGCGCCGCGGCGAACTACCAGGTCACTTGACCCGAGCGCTACCGCCGCGGGTCGATCGCGAAGTTGACGATCCAGTAGGCGTTCGGGTCGCCCGGCCTGCGGATCTTCGATAGGCCCGAGGTCATCTCGCGCGTCTCCAGGACGATCTTGTCGCCCTTGTCGAAGACGCGGCAGGTCCCGGCGATGCGACCCCGGCGCCAGAGCTCGTCGGCGGCGCGGTTGTCCTTCTGGTCGATCAGCTCCAGCGCCCGGACCATCAGATCCCGGCTCTCGCACGCGATCATCTCCGTCTGGAGCTCGCCCGGCATCGCCGCCCTCGCCGCGCCCGCACAGCCGATCAGCGCGACCGCAATCCCCAACCGCAGCATCCGGCTCCCTCCCGTCCGGAGCGCATGCAAGCACAGGTGCCGCCCGTGTCCAAGACCGTCCGCATCCCTCTCCCCGAGCCGATCGCCAGCCATGGCGGGCCGATCTCCGAGATCGTGCTGCGCCAGCCGACCTACGACGAGTACGTGTCGTGCGGCGGCGAGCCCTACTCGATCGGCGAGAGCGAGGACGGCGCCCTGTTCACCATCGAGAAGCCCGAGGTGATCTGGGCCTACGCGCAGGCCTGCATGGTCACGCCGAAGGACCCGCTGCTGCTGTCGCAGCTCGGCCCGGGCAACTGGACGGTGGCCCGCGAGGTGCGCAAGGCGATCATGGGTTTTTTCCGGGCGCCCGCCGCGGCCAGCGCACCCTCGGAGACCTCGCCGACGACATCGTCTTCGAGCTCAACCAGCCCCTCGACGCCGTCGGCCGACTGACGCCGACGCAGATCATCCACTGGTACGGCCGGGCGGTCGCCCGGGCGGAGAAGCGTAAGCGGGAGGCCGCGCGCAGAGGGCATCGCTGATCATGACCAGGATCATCGAAGCCAAGGCGGTCATCAGCGCCGAGGACCGCACCGGTAAGGTGCTCGACACCATCGCCCGCAAGTTCAAGGAGGCGGGCAAGAGCGCGAAGGTCGCCTCGGAGATCGCCCGGCTCGGCAAGGAAGCGAACGCCGCCCAGGCCGGGCTGAAGAGCGTCGACAACTTCCGCGCGGTCCAGGCCTCCTTCGGGCAGGCCCGGGCGGCCTACCGCTCGACGCAGCAAGAGGTCGGGCGCGTCGCCAAGGAGCTGGACAACGCCCGCAAGGCCGCGGCCCAGTTCGACGGTGTGCGCTCGTTCTCGAAGGGCGGCGCGGTCGCGCAGGAGATGGCGGCCGCTCGCAAGCAGGTGTCCGACCTGGAGCGCCAGTTCATCGGTGCCCAGCGCGCCGTGAAGGCCTCCGCGTCGACCTACGAGGCGCAGGCCGCCGCCCTGAAGGGGGCCGCCGCCGAGATCGGCGGATCGGGCCTTGCGATCGGCAAGCTCGTGGCCGAGGAGAACCGGCTCAAGGCCGCGGTCGAGGGCGCGAACGGGGCGATCCGCCGCCAGGAGCAGCTGCTCAAGGCCGAGAGCGGGCTGACCGCCGGCATGGGCGCGGCCGGCAGCCGGCAGCACGCGAAGATCGCGCAGGACCGCTATCTCACCGACGGCATGAGCGCGCCGGTGCGCGCCGCGCGCGCGCAGCAAGCGCAGGAGCGGCACGAGGCGATCCTGGCGCAGGCCGAGCGGCGCCAGGCGCGGAACGACGCGCTGAAGGGCGTCGCCGGCATCGCCGGTCTGACTGCGGTGCACAAGGCCGAGCATTTCGGTGGCCACGCGCTGCACACCTACCAGGAATTCGACAACGAGCGCCGCTTCGGCAAGGCGGTGATGGGGCTGACCGACGAGGAGCAGAAGCCGCTCGTCGACCAGGCCGTGCACATGGGCGGCAGCACCCGGTACAACGACGTCCAGGTCCTGGAGGCCCAGCGCGAGCTCGCCGCGCGCGGGCTCAAGAAGGATCAGGTGATGGGCCTGATGGAGCCCGCGGCCGCCCTCGGCCAGTCCCTCGATCTGCGCCTGCCCGATGCGGTCAAGCAGATGGAAGGGGCGATCTTCGGGTTCAAGAAGGACATCTCGACCCTCGACGCCGCGAAAGCGTCGGCCAAGCGTACCGCCGACGTCCAAGTGAAGGCGGCCAAGATCTCGGGCATGACGCCCGAGGACATCAGCCAGACCTACAAGTACGGCGCCACCCCGGCCCGCATGGCCGGCCTGTCCGAGGAGACCCTGCTCGCCTTCGCCGGCATCTCGAAGAAGGCCAACATGGGAGGCGACGAGGCCGGCGTCGCGTTCCGCGCGCTCGTGGCCAACGCCATGTCGCCGACCCGGGGCGCCAAGGAGGCCATGCTCGCCAACGGCATGGACTACAAGAACTACCAGAAGATGCCGGACAAGATCGATACGGCGGCCTTCACGAAGACAGTCGCGGCGACGTACGGCGTCCAGCTCGACAAGGCGACCCAGGGCGCGCTCAACAAGATCTTCACCGACAAGAAGATGATCGCCGACCCATCGAAGTTCACCCCGGCGGTGATGCGATTGCTGTCGGACAACCTCGACGGCGACGACGCCAAGTCCAAGAAAAGCATTGCGGGCCTCGCCAACCGGTTCCGCGACAAGAGCATGAAGGGCGTCGACACCGATCGCCTCGTCGCCGACCTGATGACGGCGATCCCGAAGAACCCGGCGCTCGCGAACGCGATCTTCGGCTCGAAGCAGGGCGCTCGCATCGCCAACGCGCTCGGCGATCCGGAAACCTTCAAGCACATGCTCGAGGAGCTGCTGCATCACGCCGACGGCTACTCAGACAAGGTCTCCGGAGAGCGCAACGCCGGCTACGACGGCGCCAAGCGGCGCCTCGACGGCGCCATCACCAACGTCGAGACCAAGCTCGGGCGAGCCTGGGACAACGACGGCAACGGCGGCGCGCTGACCTGGATCACCGACAAGGCCGGCCATCTCGTCCAGTCGTTCGCCGAGCTCGACAATCGCGTCGTCCAAGCAGCCAGCGTGGTCGCGGCCTTCGGCACGGCGTTCGTCGGGATCAAGAGCCTCGGGCTGCTCACCAGCGGGTTCGGCCTGGCGCCGGCGGCGGCTTCGCTCACCGCATCGGCCGCGGCCCTCGACGCGGCCGCTCTGAGGCTCGGCGCCGGCGGCGCGGTCGGAGGCGCGGTCGGGGATGCGGCCAAGACCGCGGGTGCGGGCGCGGCCGGCGCGGGCATCACGGCGGGCGGCCTAGTCACCGGCGGCGTGATCCTCGGCGGCGCGGCCGCGGGCGCCTACCTCGACGCCGGGATCTCCGGCGCCACCGGCAGCATCGGCGATCTGATGCGGTACCGCGAGCAGATGCACGCGGACTCGGAGGCGACGAAGCGGCTGGGCTACGGTTCGTTCAACCTGATGCCGCCGCGGGCGATGCTTCCGGGCGCGGATGGCGGCGCCGACGCCAAGACCACGATCGAGGGGTCCGGAGGTCTGATCCACGACTTCCTCTGGGGGCGCCGGAAGGACAGCTACGCGCTGCCGTCGTTCGGCGCCAGCGCCAAGCAGATGCCCGGGCCGCCCCTTCCGGAGACGCAGGGGCCGCAGCAGCCGGGCAGCGTCCCGCTGCCGCCGCAGCGGCCGCTGTCGCTAGGCGGCGCCCCGCTCCCGGTAGAGATCGTCGCCTCGTCCCGGGGCGGCGACGCCTCCGGCCAGGGCGATGCGCTGCGCAACACCCTGGACAAGGCCGCCAGCGCCTCGGCCACCGCCGCCAACGGAGGCAAGCCGCTGGAGGCCACGGTCAAGCCCGATCAGATCGTCGCGAAGGTGTCCGATCTGCCTCCGATCTCCGGCGAGGCCACCGTCACGTTGCAGCCGCAGCGGGTGATCGTCGAGCTCAACAGCGACATGCTCACGGCCAAGATCGCCGGGGCGGTGGCGAGCCAGACGGCGAAGATGCCGCTCACCTCGTCCGGGGCCCGGCCCGGCGCCGTGTCCATGCCGGGGGCGGCGACGACGCCCGGCGCTCAGTAGCGCGAGGGCGCCATGCGGGACTGGATCACCACGCTCCGCGGCGCCTCGTTCGCCGGGGTGCCGTTCTACGTCGACGACGAGGCGATCCCGAAGACGGGGCGCCGCATCGCCGTCCACGAGTACTCGAAGGCCGAGACCCACGATACGGAGGACATGGGGCGCCTGCCCCGGGAATTCCGGATCAAGGCCTACATCGCCAGCGACAGCGCCGACAGCGACGTCCAGGACCTCGTCGAAGCCTGCTCGACGGAGGGCGCGTTCACCCTCGTCCTGCCGTTCTTCGGGCCGCAGGAGGTCCGGTGCACGGGCTGCGCCCCGTCCCACAGGAAGGACCGGCTCGGCTACGTCGAGATCGACCTCGAATTCATCGAGGCCACCGGGGACGAGGGTTCTGAGGGCGGCTTCGACGGGGCCGGCGGCTTCGGCCTCCTGGAGCTCGGCGATCGGATCGCGGCCTCCGCCCTCGACGGGCTGGCCGACGTCGTCTCCGACGCGATCAGCGCCTTCGTGCCCGACGCGCTCGCCGGGTTCCTGCCCCCGTTCTGACCGCACCCCGGAGCTGCCATGGCCTCGCCTCCGTCCTCGGCGATCGCCGGCGCGGCCGTGGCCGTCATGGCGCTCGCGGACGTGGTCGCCGGCCTCGCGCGCGCGCTGCCGGCCCCGACCAAAGACGCGCAGACAGCGAATTCGGCATGCCGCCGGGTCGGCCGGATCCTGGCGCCTCGGATCACCGCACCCGCCGACGTCGCGGCGATCGCCGCGAGCCTCGTGGCGACGGTCCAGGCGCTCGCCCGGGCGGGCGAGGCCGCCGACGCCGCGGCCGGCCTTTATGCGGCGGCCGGCGCGACGCGCGGGTGCGCGCCCTCTTCCGCTTCGCCCGCGCTGACGCAGGCCTACGGCCTCGCCCGGGCTACGTGCGTCGCGGTGGAGATGGCCTGCCTGGGCGAGGCCTTCGTGGCCGAGGCCCGGACCGGCTTCGCCGACCGCCAGTCGGCCAGCGCCGCGCGCCTGCGCATTCGAGCCGCCTACGACGGCGCCGCCGACCGGATCGCGGCCGCGCTGGGCCAAGCGTCGCTCGCGATCCTCGATACCGCCGCGCGGGAGACTTCCGCCTACCTCGTCCAGGAGGCCGCCTCGCTCCAGCCGGTGATCCGCGTCGACGCCGCAGGCTCTTTCCCGGCCGCCGCGATCGCGTGGTCGCTCTACGCCGACCCCGAACGCGCCGGCGAGCTGATGGACCGCAACGGCGTCGGCACCCCCTTCCACATGCCGGCCACGATCGAGGCCGTGTCGCCGGGTAAGCGCTGATGCCCTTCGTCGAGGAGATCGTCACGCTGACCGTCGACGGCCGGGTGATGATCGGCTGGCAGGACGTGTCGCTCAACCGTAGCCAAGAGTCGGCCGAGATCTCGTTCAATCTCGGGGCGACCAACCCGTCGTGGAGCGACGAGGCCAAGCGCCTGCGCCACGGCAGAGAGGTCGAGATCCGTACCTCCGCGGTTGGCGGGCGTGCGCGGCCCGGTCGGGGCGATCTGATGTGCGCGGGCCATATCACCGGCTACGGCGCCAAGTACGCCAAGACCAAACAGGTGACGATCGAGGGCAAGTCGAAGTCGGCCGACGCGGTCGACTGCCATCCGGTCAAGCACAAGACCGGGCGGTTCGAGAACAAGACCCTGCTCGACATCGCCAAGGAACTCGACGAGGTCCGCTGCGGCTTCAAGACCGATCAGAAGCTCGACAAGATCGCCAAGGTCCAGCGCCAGCCGCACGACACGATCTTCCAGACCCTGGAGCGCGAGGCGCGCCGCCTCGGCCTGATGCTCTCGGGCCAGCCGGACGGCTCCATCAACATCACCCGGGCCGGCACCAAGCGCCACGCCGGTGCGCTCATCCTCGGCCAGTCGCCGGTCGAGGAGATGGACGTCAAGATCAAGTGCGGCGAGAAGTATTCGCACTACGTCGCCCGCGGCCAGAGGTCGAAGGGCGTCGGCAAGGATAATCTCCGCCAAGAGGAGACGGAGAAGGACGGAAGCGTCAAGCGCAACCGCCCGCTCCTGATCATCCCTGAAGGGGACTGGTCGAAGAAGGAGCTGAAGAAGCGCCTGCGCTGGGAGCGCCTGCGCCGCGCCTCCTTCGGCACGACGATCTCCGTGAAGGTCGCCACCTGGCGCGACGAGGCCGGCCAGCTCTGGGAGCCGGGCCGCCTGATGGCGATCGTCAACGAGGAAGAGGACATCGACGGGGACTACGCGCTGCAGACGGCCAACCTGCGCCAGGGGCAGCAGGAGGGCACGGTCGCCTACTTGACCTTCGTCGATCCGAAGGCGGCCGGCGGCAAGGACGGCACGGACAAGTCCGACGGGGTGTTCGACCCGGGCGGCGGCATCGACGACGAGGGGGAGGGCGAGGAGTGAGCCGCACCAACCTCTTCCGGACCGAACTCACCGGCGTCGACGACACCGGCGAGATGCAGACCGGCTCGGGCTACGGCTACGCCGGCGAGGAGGTCGACAAGGTCCAAATCGTGCGCCAGCACGGGCTGGCCTCCCATGCCCCCAAGGGCTCGCATGGGATCGGCATCGCCGGCTCCGGCGAGCGCTCGCTGGTGGCCTTCCTCGGGCTGGAGCACCAGGATCACCGGCCGCGCGACCTGAAAGAGGGCAACACCACCCTCTACGACGCCAAGGGCAACGCCACGCGCATGCTCGGCGAGGACGGGATCTGGCACGACGCCGCCGACCGTCCGCAGAAGATGACCGGCAAGACAGTGGCTTTGAAGGCCACCGAAAACGCCAGCATCGGCGGCAAGAAGGTCTACCTCGGTGGCGACGGTACGGACGGAACCTACGCTGCGGTGATGACCGACAAAGGCCCGTCCTCGGTCGTCTTCGCGAAGCTCTGACGCGGCCCGCGCCGCCCGGGATCCTCACCCATGCAGCTCACCCTGACCCCGCTCGCGGACGCGGGCGTGAGCCTGCTGCCGTGGGACATCGTCTGGAACGGCACCGTCGGGGATTTCGCGGTCTCGGCCGGCGGTGATGACGGGCCCGCCGGCGGCCTGGTCTCGGCCAACCCGCTGCGCACCGCGGTGCTGCTGCTGCTGTTCTCCGATGCGCGCGCCGATCCGGCGTCGCTGCGGTTCGAGCACAGGGGCGATCGGCGCGGCTGGCCCGGCGACGGCTTCGACGTCGACGCGGCCGCCGGCGAGGCGCCGCTCGGCTCGCTCCTGTGGCTGTTCCGGCGCAGCCCTCTGCGGGACGCCACCAAGGCGCAGATCGAGGCGGAGGCGCAGCGCGCGCTGAAGCCCCTGATCCGCCAGGGCGCGGTGGCGAAGATCACGGCCGCGGCCGCCATCGACAAGGCGAACGGCCGCGTCGCCCTCTCGGTGGGCCTCTACGCCCGCGACGGCTCCCAATCCTACTCGGACAAGTTCGACATCCTCTGGAGGCGGGCCGATGGCGGGCTATAGCGTTCGCTCGCTCACCGAGCTGTCTCAGGCGGCCCGCAAGTACATCACGCAGTCGATCGACGGCGCGGTGGCCAGCGTCTGGGCCAACACCTTCACGGTGCTGGCCAAGGTCCTGGCGCTGATCGGCCAGGGGCTTGAGCTTCGCCGGAAGTGGTTGGTCAAGCAGCTTTTCGCCTCGTCCGCCGACCGGGTCTGGCTGATCCGACACGGTTTCGAATTGGGTCTGACACTCGACCCGGCGACCGCCGCGCTCGGGTCCGCCCTCGGCCCGGCCGCCCCTGGCTTCATAATGCCGGCGGGCCTGCAGTACGTGCGCGGCGATGGCGTGACGTTCGATGTGATCGCCGCGGCCTCGGCGTCGGGCAACAGCATTACCCTCGATCTGGAAGCGGATGCGGCGGGGGCGGCCGGCAACACGGATGCCGGTACCACCCTCGCGCTGGTCGACCCTGCCGACGCGCCCGCGGGCACCCCTGCCACGATCACTGTGCTCGCTGCCTCCGACGGCACCGGCCTGTCCGGCGGCGCCGACGAGGAGGATATCGAGAGCTTCCGGGCGCGCGTGCTCTACCGCAAGCGCAACCCGCCCCAGGGCGGCTCGGCGCCGGACTACGTCGCGTGGGTGCTGGCCGCCGTGCCGACGGCGGTGGCGGTCTACCCTGACAGCTTCCAGAACGACAGCCGCTCGGTCTGGATCCAATTCACCGTCTCCGACCAAGCGAATGGCATCCCGACGGCCGGCCAGGTCGCGGCCGCGCAGGCCTACGTCAGCGACCCGATCCGGCGCCCGATCACGGCGCGGGCGTTCGTCTCCCCGTCCAACCCGGTGCCGGTCGACATCGTCATCGGCGGCCTGTCGCCGGACACCGCGGACATTCGCGCCTCAATCGAGGTCGAGATCGCCGCGGCCTTCACCGACCGCGCCCAGCCCGGCACGCCGTCAAGCCCGTTCCTGTTCTCGGCGTCGTGGCTCGACGAGGCGATCTCCCGGGCGACCGGGGAAAACCGCCACCGGCTGGTGAGCCCGGCAGCTGACGAGAGCTTCGCCGCAGGCGACCTGCCGGTGCTCGGCACGATCGAGTACACCGACTGAACGAGGGCCA